AGCGGACACAATGCCGTAAGTCGTTCTAACTAAATTACCATTTTTATCAGCTACACCACCATCAGCAAATGATTCAGAACTGGAGTCACCGCCTTGAAGTTCAAGACCTGTTCCACCAACTCTCTTACCGAATAAGAAAGCTTTTTCTTTTTGCATTTTATGCTCTTGAGCTTTCTGTGCACGTAAACGTGCTAATTCGGAAGATTCGCCACGGAGAGATGCAGCAAGCAATGAGCCAGTAACCTGTAATGGTGTTTTGAAAATCTGACAAGAATTCCAAACAACATCTAGTTCATCAGCCCAAGCTTCTGGAGATTCTGTACCTTCACCTTGTGCATTACCAATAATTTCAAAAATATCATTATCAGCTAATGCTATATCACTACCAGTACTTGTCCATAATGTATTAACAACAATAACAGTTGAACTTGTTACAGAATCAACTCTTACAATAGCTTTTTTACTACCATAACTTGTTGTCCACACTTCACAGATCATGCCTTCTAAACTGTCATCAATACTACAGTTAGACGCACCATCTACAGTAACGGTGGTATTAGTTGAATTGTCAGAATCCAAATTATCAGTATCACTATTACAAAGGAAATACTGTTTATGCCATGGATTACGATGTTCAAACATCTTAAAAATGGGGTCGGGCACTTTCCGTTGCTCTCTATTCGAAATTACCGTAGTAAACGGAGCTACGTCAGTCCAAAGTTCTTTAACAACTTGAGGACTAACGTAAAAATTTCGTCGATCATCGTAAAGTACACCAGAGGCTTTTAATAACTTTTCAGTTGCAGCCATGATTTACTCCTTCTATCTTTTGTTACCTAAGAGTAAAGCTTGATTAAAAATGTCTTCATCACTTTGTGGAGACTCTGCAGTACCAGTTTCAACTGCTGCTGATCTTGGCATTGCAAGAACCTCTTGCGATTTTTTCATTTCTTGTTTCTTTTGCTCTACCCGTGCATCGGGTGCATCTTTCATCATATAGAGTTTGATAAGATGATCAACGGTTACATTGTTTGGGTTACTTGCCCAATTAACAAAGTCTCCAGCTTTTGTCTGATCAAAGCCATATCCATTCATTGCATGAGACATAGCACTGTTTTTTACCAGATTAGTTTGCTGTTCAGCATACGCTTGCTCATATTGAGCACGCATTTGCCTTTCTCTAACTTCATCTTTTTGTTCAAGAAAGCCCATATAATCGTCTTGATATCTTTCTTTCTCTAAACGATATTTGAAAGATGTACTCTCAGGATCGTTATACGCATCGACCTCGTTGTAGTTGACTGGTTTTGCTGGTTTGACGGGTGGCTGCAATGAATTCTCCTGAACTCCCATTTGTTGTTGGGGTTGTCCTTGAGGGTTTCCATTGGAGACCGTTGACTGTTGCTGCTGTGCTAAACTTCTATAATAATCAAGTTCTTGCTGTGCATTCGATAGTTCGCTCCTCACCTTGTCTGCCTGACTTTGCCAATATTCAAACCTACTCGAGTCTTCTTTTGCAGGTGCTTGTTCAGGACTTTCTGAGCTCTCAGCCTGTTCTTGTCCTGAGACAGGCGTTTCATTGATCATTGGTTGACTAACATCCACATCAAAACCTTCTGGTTTCATTGGATCACCTGCAGGTGTTTCTACATCCATTAATGGGATCGTAGCTTTTTCCACCTCATAGCCATACGGTGTTTGATCAACTTCTATTCTTGCTTCTTGTGTTTCAGCCATTATTTACTCCTTGCGAATTGGTATTCTCCCAGCATCCGCTGTTATTCTTTTAAGCCTACTTGTTTATCCACTGACTTTGTTACTTCCTTAACTTCTTCTTTAAGCTTAGCAAGTTCATCAGATGCTCTTGACTTGTACAGCTGTGTAGCCATTTCAGCCTTTGCTTCTGCTTTAGCCAGTTTCTTTTCAAATTCCTTAACTTCAACTCTTTTTCTATCATGGACAGATTCACGCTGTGCAGTTTGCAGATCACCTTGCAATTTCTTTATTTGATCTTCCTGCTGCTGAACCTGCTGCATGAGTTTTTGCATTTGACCA